TGTGCTGCGCGTCCTTCAGGATGTGCGTAGCGAACACAGTCTTAGCTGTGGATGCCTCACCCATGAACTGTGTGATCATACCGATAGGGATGCCTTTGGTGTAGTCCCCGCTGATGACACGGTTGAGGGCGTAGCTCCCTGTGGAGACGAAGCCCATGTCTGTAATCTGGTCGGAAAGGAGGCCCGCATTCTTGAGCCTGTCTAATACTGTTTTGTCCATGCCTTATTATAGATCTTTTGACTTTTTAGCCACTGTAAACCACATCTTTAATTCCGTACTTGTGAATCAATCCCATGCAGCAGGGGCACGGTTTAGCCAGCAGATCATTAGCTCTGTAAACGTACATCGTAGCCCCTTTGATGTTTATCCCCTGTCTGATAGCCTTGTAGATAGCATGACTCTCAGCATGAAGAGTTGACCATGCACCTGACCCGTACTTAGGATGTGTTTTCCTAGAATTAGGAGCAGCCACTAGGACCTTATTGCCCTTTGCTATGGCTGCTCCCATTTTGAAACGATGATCAGATTTTTCAGATTGTTTGATAGCTGCCCTCATGGGCGGCGTAGGCTCAAGGTCCATCAAAAGCTTCCTGGATTATAAACACCCTCTCCTGTGATCTTTACTCTCGGAGTACAGTTACCCATGTACCTCTCAAGAGTGCTGGGCTTCTCCTTATTAGGATCACAGTCGAGGCAGCGTGCTTCTTTCTTACCTTCTTCGTAGTTTTCCATCTTCATGTAAACAGACCAAAAAGCATCACACTCAGTGCAATAGAATTCGTAGTCAGGCATCAGCGGTTGTCTCCTGAACCACCAAGGACTCCTCTATATTTTCTATCCCCAAGCTTCGCGATGTTTCTTCTGGCTACCGTCTCTAGGTCAGTGCCTAGTTCCGTTGCAATCTGTGCCACATACCAAAGAACGTCACCTAACTCTTTTGCAAGCTGATCAATGTCATTCACTTCGGCTTCGCCTCCTTTGTCTCGGAGAATCTTCTTGTATTTGTTGCAAAGCTCCCCAGCCTCACCTGCGAGGCCGAGAATAGGATAGTTGAGTCCTTCGGGGTAAATTGCGGTTTCGTTTGCTTGAATCTGATAATCGTTTAATTTCATTTTATGTCTCCAAATACTTCTACTATTTCTCTAAATCGGTGACGCTCTACTGAATCGCACTCTCCGTGGCACGCCTGAAACACCTTGTTTATATTAAGAGAAAGCGAAACATCTTGTTCTTCCTTCAGTGCCGAACCTATCGCAAGTTCAGGCACAAAGTAGCGGTCACCTGGGCGCATATCTGGGTTAGCAGACCAACAACCGATACCTTTTTTGATTCTAAAGTAATTCAGTGTGAAGTCGTCTGACGTAGGAAAGAATTTTACTTTATCCATGTTAAAAATGTCTTCCTTGTCAAACCAATGGGGCTCGTAAGTAACTCCCGCATGTCCCACAGAGTAGTTAAATACCCATCCAGGTTGATATCTTCTAGTTGCTAACCTACTCCAGTCCCATTCAAAGTTTTTGAGATCATCACCAACCAAATCCATAGAAAGAACATTCATCGCTGCCTGTTCTCCCGTCTCCAAATGTTTGTTAACAAGACGTTCCAGCAACTTTGGGTGAAACTCCGTATCGTCGTCCACCGTCACTATTATACAATCTTCATCGTATACTTTTTCTAGTGTTGGGATGATTTTTCTGTGCGACCCATAGTTTTCTACCCAGCACACCTCTATGAGCGGATCTTCCACAATCTTTCTAAGATCCTCGTTTGTTATTTCTTTGTCCTTGAAGCCTTCATCCAGTTTGAAGGGCTCCTCGGAAAGATTAACATAGATTTTGTCTGGAGTAAGAGTTTGCTCTACCAAAGAGCGCAAAGTAATCGCCAAAGATTTCTGACGGTTGAATATGGAGGTCAGAGTGACATATACAGGTTTCTTCATACTGTATTTAGTATTATATCACCGTCTTATAATTTATAAGTTGTTATATGTGGATACGGTTGATTATCGTATACTTCAATAACCTCGTACCCTAGATCTTTCCACTCCTGAGAACTCCAAGCAGAAATATGACATTCATAAGGATTACCATAAGCCTCTCCTTGGGGCTCCTCGCCCAGAGGCATACCGAAGATAAGCTTATCATACTTATCCTCTAGTTTAGGAAGAATGGAGAGAAAGTCCTCTTTGAGTAAATGCTCTGGGCCATGCCAAAACAGCAACAAATCAGCCTCTGGTAGCTTATCAACATCTACTATACTAAGGTTGTAAATCTTATCTTCTGGGCATCCTTGGCTGATTGCAGCGGAAACATTTGGTTCAAACACTTCTACTATGGACCAATCCACGTTATTAGATTTACAAATATTAATCCACCAGTGCCTGGTAGGTTGTTGCCAGTCATGGAACCCTACGTTTACCATGCTGGTGAACTCGGTCTTTTGAAAAACGTCACAAACAGTTTTTTCTCGTTGTGTGTAGTTGTGTTTTGGTATAATCATTTTTGAATAGCAAGATAGCCGCAAGTTAAGTGACCCCACATAGGGTTAGTGAATTTAGAAGAATTACCTGTTAGTCTATTTTTTGTATCCTGAATTGAGGCTCCAACGAACTGTTCAACCGTCTCTAGTTGAAGCCCAGGAAGATCGAAAGTGATAAACAAGTATCCTCCAGGCTTAACCATGTCTAGCAGGTTCTTCATAACGGTAACGTGATCAAAAGGAACTTCCTCAACAGTGCTGATATTCACCACAGCATCGAAAGACTCTTTCCACTCTTCTTTAGGAGATTGTGTAATATCATATACACCTGTATTTTCTAAAGTTGATGGTATGATGTCAGTGTGAAAAACATGCATCTTAAGCTCGTCAATGCACTCTTTAAACTGAACGTGGGGACCTTCAAAGCCCCAAGAAGTGTTGTGGATCTTACTCCCCTCCTCTACATGTTCACGAAGTTGAGACTCAACTTTACAATATTCATAAGGTCTAGACCAGCAGTGGCCGTCAAAATACTCCTCGACAGAATCGTCTGAGGAATCAAAATACTTAAATTCTAAAACTTTCATAATTATTCTTTAGTATAATGTATATATTCTTTCTTTGTCTCCTGACATAAAGCTCCACCCTTGTCAAGACGACTGGTTGGCCTGATGGGTACTTCTGGCAAGGTTAGACCAAACTTGTCTGAGATCATCTTAAGCATCTGTTCAAAGTTATCTACGCACCAACCGTGATTAAGAATTAAGCACTTACTTTCATCGAAGGTCTTCACGATATCAAGAAACTCCTGCCATTCATTTAGGTCCTGTCCTGAATATTCTCGTTTGACCGAGGGGACCCAATCTTTGTAGTTCTTGTATATGTAAATTATTCCTAGCTCTGCTTCATTCAGATCGGGTTTATGGTGCTTGAGGGCTTGACCCGACCTTTTCTTAGGGTAAGCGTTGAAGTATCCAATTTCAGGAAAGTTTTTAACTAATGAAAACTCTAGAAAGTTAGTTCCACTCTTCTTTAAACCGTAAACTTGAATCATATTCTTGTTTAAATTCATATTACCATATGCAGGTTTTGTACAGATCCTGTCCTCCTTGAAGATACCCTCGATTAGGTCCGAGCCCTAGTTCAATATTAAAGACACTTCCTGTATCAATAATAGTATTGGTAGGAAACTCTTTAAATAGCTTGTAACACAAAATATTGGCGAATGGGCCAGCACAAAGTAAAACTAGGTAATGCTCATCCTTGTTCTGCGATAACTTCTCTACCAGCTTATCATAAACGTCAGCGTTCTTAGTCCAGGCATCTGCGCCGATAGAGATGTGAGTGTCTACCTTGAAAGGTAGCCCCGCTGGATTTCCAGGAGAGACCAGGATTATCTTGTACTGAGAAAAAGTTGAGACTACTTCACTTCTGAAAGGGATGAAGTTAGAGTTTACAAATATATTCGCCCAGGTGAGCCTTTCCTCAGGAAGCCCTGTAGCCTTCTTCATAGCTTGATAGTTAGGATCACCCACACAACACTTACAAGCAACACCTACGAAATAGTTCTCCTGATTATGTGTGAATGATTTATAAAGATCTAGCCTGATATCTTCTTGCCCAGTGAAGTTGAATTCTCCCTTGTGTAGAAGGTTAAGGTGAGTTCCATTCATGATCATCATCTCACCATCGCCAAACCTCGTAATAGAAAAAGGCTCCTTGTCTTCTAGCTTCCTCTTAAGGAAGTTAAGGTCATTCAAGAATGAGGTTGTCAACATATCTTGTTTACGGTCTCCCAACCATTGTCTATACCATGAGAGATACATTGATCTCGTTCTGCGTAGAATTGTGGGATAGACTTCAATGATCCATTAGAGGAAGCCTTATTATCGTTACCGTACTCTTCTGGCTTTATAGAACTCCACATAGCAGGATCATTCGGAGGATGTGGAGGGCAATAAGTTTTAACATTGCCATGCTTCTTTGCTAGAAAGGAAAGTTGAATATCTTCACCATTCTCCAAAGTAAAAGGAGTTTCATACCACATGTAATTAAGGTGTTCTCTTTTCATAAACCAAGCATGACCCACAAGATCCACTTCTTGCGTGGTCGGATTTTTTGAAGGCCACCCTACCCTAACATGCTGAAAGTAGCGCCGAGAGTGAAGTATGCACCCCGCCCCTCCAAGAATTCCAGGAGTCTGCTTCATAGTATTCAGACAGTTCTCAAACCACTTTGGCCCAGGAATAGTATCATCATCGAAGAAGGCAACGTAGTCAGTATCAGCGATTAAGCCAACAGCGAAACGGGCATGATACTTACAATTAGTATCCGACTTGAATACCTTATCCAAACCAAGAGCGTATGGGTTAAACTTCTTGTTCTCTGGGCAAGCGTTCATCCACAGCCAGATCTTCGTCGGCTTCACCGACTGAGCCCTGATAGCAGAGATCTGCTCCTTAAGGTACTCTGGCCTTTTATAGCAGTTCAGAATTACTGTAATAGTTCCTTCCATTTTTCTACGATCTCGTCTTCTTCCATGATCTGTGGTAGGAACTGAACCCCACCATAAGGGATACCCGCGAGCTTACACTCAGCCTCAACCAGACCAAAGGTCTCCGAATGTGAGGAGTGATAAACAGCGTCTACCTCATTATACATTTTCTCTCTATCGTCCTCATGCTGTCGAATCTCAACGACCCCTTCAACCACAAGCGGCAGAATATACTTTACAAAATAGTTAGAATCATTTAGTTTTCCAAAAAGCAGGATTCTTTCGTACCCAGCCTCGCGTGCCAGAGCTATTGCTTGTGCTGGGTGCTTGTTCGAGTCAATGCTCCCTATGACTGCTGCCTTCTTGTTCTTGGGTGCAGACCAGTTGACTTTTTGGACATGAGGAGGTATTACCACCTGCGGATGCTCAACGCCCTGTAAGAGCCTCTGTCGCTCGCTGACAAAGTGTACGACATCTACCTTGTCTAAACTCATGTCGGCTACATTGGACAGAGAGGGGGATTCATGGCAACTGTAGATAAGTCTCTTGTTTGCGACCACATCCACAGCCCTGATGGGCACATAGTGTGCTATCACTCTGTCGGTCGGCAGAACCCGAATACCCTCTACTCCACCAGACTGGCATTTATCCTTGTGCCAATCATGGGGTCCATAGAAGGTGCAGTCATAGCCCTCCTCATTTAGCTTATTAGTTAGCCAAATGAAATGACAGGTACTGCCTCCAGGCTTGGACCAACCACTAATAATCTTAACTGTCTTTGACACCGATAAGCTCCTTGTAAAGATCCAGTCGCTGTCCAACGACCTTACCCATGTTGAAGGCTTCTTCTGTTTTTTGATGTAGGTTCTCTCCCATACGCTTAACCATGTCAGGCTTCTTGGCGCACATAGAAAGAACACGAGTCCATTCAGAGATAGGCTTCTTTGGGTCAATCAAGAACCCAGTCTCGCCATCCTCAATCCATTCATCGTAGGCACCACAATTGGTAGCTACTAGGGGAATTTTGTACCTACCACACTCGGCAACCTTAATCTCAGACTTGCAGTCGTTAAACTCATTGAACTCTAGAGGAGCCAAAGCCACATCCATGTCTGTGTAGAATACGCCGTAGCGGTCTGGCATCTGTGCGTAGTGAATCCTCCAATTAGATTGTCCTTTGAACCCACGAAGAATGATCTCTCTGTACTTCTTCCAAACATCTACCTGCCAGTCATCCTTCGGAGTGTTGGGAGGCGGGTGCCCGTAGAAATCCCATCTACAGTTCTCTCTACCGACTCTCTGATTCACGAAATGCGGGACACCACTGAAATACCTCAGGTCTTGCTCATGATGAATTCCACCTACCCAGCCGAACCTAGTGTAGTTTTTCTTAGGCTTTGCGATCTTCTCCATGTTCCAACAGGGAAGATCATAATCAATACTATTTTTAACAATAGCCAGAGTGTTCTTAGGATTACAAAACACCTTTACCCTTTCAGCAAACTTTCTCTGAGTTACAGTTACCAGATTAGCATTGTTGTAGATAAACTTTGTAATCTCCTCTAGTCCCTTCTCCTTATAGACGTTGTATAGCCTATGGCCCGTGTAAATGTTAGTCAGTAGGTCATCAGTATCGTAATGCACAAACTTACCAAACTCATGAGCCTTGCCCACGATGCGAGCGGTGTAGTTGCCTCCGAAATTACTAAGGTTCTGTGTGAAGATCACATCAGCCCATTTCATGTCTTCGAAGTCCCAGTTCTCTTTCCACTTCCCCGTCTTCTCATCAATACCTAGAGGATTCTTGTTCCAGCGAACTTCTACCTTATCCCCATGAACCTGCTGTAGCTTCTTGATAGGGCAAATGATTCTATAGTAAGAGCAACCACCCTCGTTTGCGGGCACTGCTAGGATCTTTAATTTCTCTGTAGTTTCGGCCATAATAAAAATAGGAAGACATATTTCTATGTCTTCCTATTATAGGTCTAAGTTACTTTAAGTTAAGTAATTAAGCCATTTCTTCGTCTTCTTCTTCGACAGCCATTTGACTGGCTTCCGTGGAATGGGAGACTCCGATAGCAGCGGCTACACCGTGAATGGTGCCAGCGATGTCAACATTGCTGTCCGTAGGAACCATAGCCTTAATGGCCTTAGCATAGTTTCTACGCTTTCGGCGGCTGATGAGCGTAAGGATACCCTCCCAAGCAGCGAGCCCAGGAACGAAACTTGCACCGATACCAAAGAGCGCGTCAAGGATGCCTGGAATGTCGCCCTCACCAGGAGAGAAAGGAACATAAGCACCCTCCTCAATCAGGTCGTCACGGTCAGCCAGGACAAGCTGGGTGCCCTCAGGAAGCTCACCTACCACGCTGGCAGGTAGAGTCTCAAGCGGGACGGGCTCCATCTCAGCGCCCTCTACGAGTTGGGATGGAGTGGTTACAACAGTGTCCTCACCAAAAAGGTCACTTAGAACTTTGCAGGAAGTGAACCCCGTCATAATGACGAGAGCCGCTGCAAGGGATAGAATAATGTTTTTCATAATCAGCTTTGAAGTTTAGATAGGTAATCGTTATCCGAAACTTCCTCGGACTGTTTCACGTTACCCTCGACAACAGGCACACCCGCAAGAGACTGCGCCGCCATCTTAACCTCCTCATAATCTTCAAGCTTCACAAGTTCGTGAACATCATGAAGACTATCCATGTAGGAGGCAATTTCTGCCTTGGAGCCTAGCGGGGAGGACTTAGGCCGTGGAGCAGATTGATCGTACTTAGGCCACGGGCTACCTGCCTCCATCTCCTTGACAATCTTAAAATCATGACCCGACTGAAGGTCAGTGATGTCTCCGAAATCCTCATCGAGCATTGCAGCGATGATCTTCTTGAAGATGATTACACCCACAGAAAGAATCTTGACATCGCCAGTGTCTCGATCAAGAATGTTCATATAGTAGCGAGCGCGAGGCTTAATCTTTCTAGCGAGGTCCTCGTCTTCCTTCCTACCAGTCTTCCACAGACCGTAGTATAGATCGCACAAGGGGCAAGCCTCACCATGTACCTTGCGGCAATGGAAGTTCTTGTATTGCCCATCAGGCATTTCAACCCTGTGGATCTTCGTTTCAGCGTAGAACTCTCGGTCCTCGTCCCTCCAAGGAAGAAGGCGAACAGAGTTTGATCCTTCTGGAATCTTGTAGAACTTGTTAAGAAAGTCTGAGTTTTCGGAGGTGTTGCCGCCACCGTTAAGTTGTTCGTGTTTCCGTCGTAGTGCTTCTAGGTCAATAGCCATTGTAGTTTCCTCAGTTGTATAGTTTGGTTTCTGCGCGTCGGTTGCTTGACATCTGGACAAGCATATCTTTCTTGTGCTCAAGAGCCCGACACAGACCCTTGAGAACCTCATACCTGAATGAAGCTTCATTCAGTTGCTTCTGCGCCACATCGTAAGCCTCGTCGCTGAACACTAGATCATCTAGATTCTGCGCGGTAAGCTTAGTCGAAGAGGCGCTTCTGTGACCAGCGCGTAGCTTTGCAACGAGCGTAGTCAGGTCGCTTCGAATGTCATCAAGCTCATGTTTTGCGGATGCCATCAACCCATGATAGTATGAGTAGACAGAAGCTTGGTTAGACATATCCAACTCAATTTGATTCTGATTAACTTTAGTTAATGCGTCAGAGATCTCCTTGTAGTTTTCCCAGTTAAAATTTTCTAGTAGTTCTGATAAATCGTTCATAATTAGTAGTCTTGACCGCCTTTAACTGGGGAGGGTGTAGGCCCAACACCTCCAGGTCCTGGCGAATCAATAAAGGCGTCTTGAGAATAAGTAGTTTGTTGCTGGCTCTCTACAGTCTGCTCAGGAGACAGTACCCCGCCAGATCTTCTTCTACCAGACGTAGTATTAGAGCGCACTGTTTGAGATTCTCGCACAGTTTTTGTGATAAAGTCTCCACCTTTTAGTTTCTCTGAAGTTTCTGGTCGGTAAGCCTGTTTGCGTCTCTTTGGGAAGCGTAGGTCGTACTGAGCTTCCGTTATAATAGAAAGCTC